TTCATGGAGATGTGGCAATACGGTGAACTATTTGGTATGCCAATCCGTCAGGGACACACCGACATTAATGATACCAATAGGAGAAAGAACATGGAGGAAATGATGGAGAGGATGGGTAGTGCTGCATGGGGGGTGTTTGACCGTGATGATACGATTACTTTTATTGAGTCATCCAAAAGCGATGCAAAAGTATTTATTGAGCCAATCCAATTATCCAACGATGAGATCAGTAAGGGCTTTGCCGGGCAGGTAGCGGTATTTGATGAGAAAGCATTCGTAGGTAGTGCAGAAGTCCAGGAGAGACTATTTCAGGACTTTATTGTAACATTCATGCGTCAGGCAATGTTTGTCATGAACGATGATTTGTTGCCTCGCATGGTCATTCACGGAATACTACCGGAAGGGTTCTCTTTCAAATGGAAGGCCGAAGAAACGATGTCAGCCGAAAAGAAGGCTTCAATCATCACGGGCCTATCCAAGTTCTATGATTTCACCCCTGAAGTTGTCGGAGAAGCAATAGGCATACCGGTTGAGAACATTAAAATAACACCTGTTAAGGAGGAACCAGACGCACCCACATCCAGAATGAAAGAAGTAGAAGCACTCTATAAAGGATTTTAGTAATGGCACGTACAATCCAACAAATATTTGACTCTATAATCACTGAAAAGGAAACCTTTGCCAGCCTGGATGATCTCGTTCCAAATCCTGAGACATCACAAACCTTCCTAACGGATCTCACTACCGCATCCAAAGTGGCTATATGGAGACTCATGTTCTGGGTTGTGGCCGTTGCAATATTTGCCCATGAGAAATTGTTTGATCAGTTTAAGGCAGATGTTGAGACCCGAGCAAAGGAGATCACCCCAGGTGTAACACGCTGGTATGTTAACGAATCAAAGAAATTCCAAAATGGCGATGATCTACAATTCATAAATGAGACATTCGTATATGCCGATACCACATCAACAGAGGCATTGGCAAAACAAATAATCGAACAGGCATCGGCCAGAGACCTCAATCAGATCGTAACAATCAAGGTAGCTAAAGATGATGGATCCGGTGGATTGGAGAAATTGACCGCACCCGAAAAAACGGCCTTTGAAGCATATCTCGATGACTTCAAGATAGCGGGCACAAAGACACTTGTGATAAGCGATGACCCAGATGACCTAAAGGTTGCTGCTACAATCGAGTTTGATCCACAAGTCATGTTGGCAGATGGAACATTAATTGAGGATGGCACAAGCCCGGTACAAGTAGCTATAGATGGATACATTGAAGGGCTTCCATTTGATAGCACATTCAGAGTATCAGAGTTAATAGATTCTATACAGGCGGCAAGGGGTGTGGAAAATGTGGTTGCCGATGTGGTGGAAGCGCGGTCTGGAATACTTGCATTTGAAGATATATTGGTTACTACAACTGAGTCCTATCTGCCCAATGCGGGTTACCTGATAACAGTTCCTTCCCCTATTTTAGTGCTTACCCCAGCTGACTATGATGCTACGTTAACTTATGTGTCTACTGATCAGGTACGATTCAATGGTATTGTATTCGAAGCAAATCAGGCCGTTGCAGTTGGGGAATCACCAACGGTAGCTCCGACAAAATGGGATAAAGTCAGTAACCTGACGTTTATTAGCACCTAAATGCACGTGGGGTAATGGGAGTATTCAACGTAAACTTTCGGGATTTAGTAAATCAAATCGCTCCGCATTTTCTGCGAAAGGATGAATTTCTCAGACTCCTGTTTTCTAAGATCAAGCCACTTACGGACATTAATAATGATGGGGTAATCGTTGAGAGTTTTGGACAGGTTGATTCATCATTGTATCAATTCACATTGTTCATTAACAACTTTCTTAATTTCGATGCACGGACAATCTTCCTGGAGAAGTTCCTCAACCAAGTTTACGATCCGGTCAACGAAGGGATTGTCATAGTCAATGACAATACTACCCATGTGCAATACTTATTCAATGATGCCGAACAGAAGCCTGATGTATTTATGTACAATCAATGGGATGCAACTATTTCCTATGTGGATGCGCCAGAAGATTTTGTATTTGAGGACAATGTAATTTACAAGGCCAATGCGGCCAGCCTTAATAAGCAACCGCCTAATGCTTCCTTCTGGGATGTACAGGGCCCGATAACATTCTTATTCAATTTCGATGATGTATTTCCTTTTGATTATCGTATAGATATCCCGTTATCTATAACAGGGCAAACCAATTATTCTAATGAAAGGATAAAGTCACAAATCAATTTATTTAACTCTGCCGGTCGTACTTATCAGGGAGTTCAGAAAGGCAATATAACGAACGTATTTTTTGATTCAATAACATAATGTCATGGACAGATTTATAACTACTGGTAATGGGGGGCTACCCTTCATATTAGATGATTTCCGATGGTTCTTAGGCCAGAAAACAGGCGGTAATCATGGAATAATCCAAGCGTTCAATAACATGCTTCTCGGATATGGCAATGATTTCATTATACAGGGTTGCACCGTATCAGGAGTTACCGGTGCGTTCTCAATAACTGAAGGATGGATTATGCTTGCTGGAGAGATGATCAAGGTCAATGCTCAAGGCCCATTTGATGAAGCCGTTAATAGTAAATTCACCAAAGTAACGACCTTCGAAAGTACCGGACTGAAGACATTCCAAAACTCTGCAATTATAGACACTTATGAGCAGAATAGGGGAGTGATCAGTGGGTTGGTAGGTAACCTGGCATTTGATGGAGATAGCTTTTCTGACTTGCGTAACATATCGCTCATATCATCTGTTGATACGCCAATAGTAAAAGAGACTGTTGAGTTAGGTGATTGGAACATGGATCTCAGTACATCAATTTCGGTCCCTCACGGATTGGCAACAGATAATAAATGGAAAGATATACGTAGGGTTGAGGTGATCATAAGAAACGATGCCGATAACCTATACCAACCGTTAGTATCCATTAACACAGCGAACGGAAACTTAAACGGGGCTATCACCACAATAACTCAAGGTGGTGGTTTTCAATTGTTTCGCGCAACCGGAGAGGATTTCGATTCTACCGATTTCAATTCTACTTCATTCAACAGAGGCTTTCTCACGTTTGAATACCTAAGATAATGCTCACCGAGAAGGAGAAGAATAAGATACTCAGGGATATATGGAGTGGGAAAATAAAGCTCACCGATCTTCCACAGAATCTTTATGAAACTATTGCGGCTGATCTGCAGGCAGGATTGTTTGAGGGATATGGGGGTACATTAAAGCAGTTTCAGGGACCGGCTTTTGAAACATTGAAAGAACTCAATCGCAATATCCATTTCTTCTCAGCGGCCAAAGTATTCAATCAGACTCAAGACATACGGAATTTCCTTATTGATGATGATGGATTTATCCGGCCATTCAATGATTTCCAGAAAGATGCTTCCCGGATCTATGATCGATATAATGTCGCATGGCAAAGGACTGAATTTGAAACAACCATAGCGCAGGCCCAATCCGCCAGCCAATGGCAGGATGTACAGGATGACAAAGAGGCTTTACCATTGCTGAAATATCAGACCGCTAAAGATAAAGATGTAAGGGATGAGCATAGGGCCTGGGATAATATCATTCGCCCGGTCGATGACAAGTTCTGGAAGACTCACATGCCCCCTAATGGATTCAACTGTAGATGTATAGTTATCCAATTGGAAAAGGGTAAGGTAACGGATCTGCGTGGAGTAAAGGCAAATGATGAAAAGCTATTTGCCAATAATCCAGGTCAGGAGGAATTGATATTTACTGAAACGGGTGCCGGCCAGCATCCTTACTTCAATGTGTCTGCCAGATTTAATTCACTGAAAAAGCGCAATTTCAATTTGCCCATTAACCCATGAGTGTTAGGAAAATAGGAAGTTTTCAATTGGGAAAGACCAGGCGCCTCTTTCAATTACAGAAGCGGACTTTGCCTAAAATAATAGGCAATGATGCAAAGAACTTCTTTCTGGAGGGATTCCGGAAAGGCGGGTTTACCGATAAAGGGCTCATAAAATGGGCTCCACGATTCAAGCGGTTGTCTCGAACTCGGGTATCAACAACAGAGCGGGAACCATCTAAATTGTTTCTATCTGGAAAATTGAGGCGGTCGGTTAAGCGAAGGATAGCTACATTCAAAAGGATAGTGATTGGCACAAGTGGAATAACTTATGCCTCAAGACATAATTTGGGTTTGACAGATAGATTAGGACGTAAGATGCCACAAAGAGAGTTCATAGGGGATTCAAAGGTACTGGAAAAGAAAATCGAACGAAGGATATTCAAGGAACTTGATAAAGTCTTTAAGTAATGGGAGTTAAGTTAGACATATTCAATGATATCATAACCGAGTTAGAACGGGTGAAACAAATAAAAACTACGGGCATTTGGAACAATCAATTTGATAACGAAGAAAGAGAAAAGCCATTCAATTATCCGGGGGTATTTGTGCAGTTCACATCTATTCCCTGGACATCCTCACATCAAAAACCAAGAAGGGATAGTAGTGTCGGAAATGTAAACAAAGAACAGGATGCTAACGGGACCATAATTACATTACACTGTGGATTCGAAAAACTGGAAGATGCTACTGAATCATTTGCGGATATTGATGCTGTATTGGAACTGATCTATTTTGCGGTGCACGGAATATCTGGTGATCAGTATACTACATTACTTAGAGCCGAAGAACGCCAGGATGATGATCATGATAGGGTGATAGATTGGCAGATTGATTTTATTACTCAGTTGACACAACAAGGCGTACTGGATGAAAACCTGACGTTGATCGATGCCGGTACATTAAAAACCGATGTCACTGTCGATTTAGATATTGATGATCCGGTAATAAGAACGGGTGACGGGACAATATGAGTAAGATGAGAGACAAAGGCAAGATGCAGCAGCGTAGCGATTACGTGAAAGGCATAGTGTCTAAATCAAAGCATACTGCTGAAGCCGTACAGAAATTATCGAAACAACTATTCATTTCAGAGAGAACTATTTACCGCGATCTGGCTACGTGATTTACTGACACGTAGGAAATCCACTTTTGCTTTCACGTCCATCCACCCTATTTTTGTTTCATTCAGAGATGAAGGGTTATTCAGTTCATATCAGAGCAGAGCAAAAATCAGCCGACATATTATTGTTTGGCTCCGTTGGTGTTCAGATAGATGGAACAGAGGTAGCTAACGAGATAACAAGATTAACATCTGAAGGGATAACCGAAATACACCTATTTATTAATTCAGGCGGGGGAAGCGTGATTGATGGATTTAGTATTATCGCTGCAAATATAAAATCGACCGCAACAATTCATACCCATAATGTAGGAGTAGCCGCTTCAATGGCTGCAAGTATTTTGGTATCTGGCAACGTCCGACATAGTTTAGACTTTGCTAAGATGATGGTCCATGAGCCTTCAATTGCCGGTAAGAAAATTGAGGATACCGAAGATGAGAATGATAAGAAGGCATTGATGGCATTAAAGGATTCAATCATTAGTCACCTCACTCAAAATTCCACGGCTTCCCGAAAGGTTGTCACTTCATTGGTTGAGGCTGAGACATGGATTACTGCGCAAGATGCAAAGAACAAATTTGGTTTCATTGATAAAATCGATAAAACCGAAAGAAAGCCAAAGAGTGATTCAGAAATAACTGAAGATGTTATGCTTCAGATGGCTGCAGAATATCACCGCGAACCAGTACAATTTAATCACGACCCAAGAAAACCTAATTATAACGATCCTATCACTATGAAAACTATCACTGATTACCTCCAGTTGAACGAGAACGCTACTGAAAGCGTAATTCTGAAAGCAATCGAAAAAATTGCTAACGATCTGGCAACCAAAACTGCCGATTTAGCAACCGCTAATACAGACTTGGAAACCGCCAATACAACCATTGCGGACCAGAAGAAGTCTATCAAAGGATTCGAGGACAAGCAAACTGAGATGAACAAAATATCTGTGAAGGATGCAATCGATGCCGCTGTTAAGGCAGGTAAGATTGACAAGAAGGACGAAGATGCATTGAACACTCAGTTTAAAAACAACCTGGAAGGGTTGAAGATGGTTCTTGATTCAGTGAAAGATCCGGCTCAAACCATCATCGATCAGTTGAACATCTCTGGAGGCAGCGAGCTTGTACCGGAGAAGCAGAAAGATTGGACTTTCAGAGAGTGGGAACAAGGAGATGGCGAAGGATTGGAAAAAATCAAAGAAGTCAACATCGAATTGTACAAGAAGATGTACAAGGCTGAGTATAAGGTTGAATTCGTAGCTTAAAAACAACGTTTAAAAATAGAATATCATGGCCGCAGTAGTAACAGTAATTAATCATCCTTTCGGAGACGGCGCAACAGCTGTACTAACCGCAACAGGAACCCAGGCAATAACCATTACCAATCAATACACCCGTATTGATGGAGTAACTACCGAAGCCACTGGCAATCGCACCATTGATTTAACTCTTGGTTCCGAGTTACAAGAAGGAGCGGAAATATTGGTTGAAAACAAAACCAATGCCACGGAAACACTGACATACGGCACTGGAATTACCGCCCCTGTACAAACAGGTGTAGCGGGCAAAACTCATAATCAGACGTTCAAATTCAACGGAGTCGCTTTCGTTGCAATGGGAGCAGACCAACAAATTGACTAATAACTATTAACAGATAATATCATGGCAGCATTGGTGTAAATAGTAACATTGGATCGAAGCATGACATTAAAGCCCCAGATGTTTCGCACTACTGCGTCTGGTA